AGTGTGGGTAGATGAAGGTGAAGATTTTATTATCAATGAGTATGATGGGAGTGAAACTATTCAACTTAAAAACAAAACAGAATGGATTACAGCATAAGACTGGAAGTATTTGAAAGAATTGTTTTTGAACTTAAAGAACAACAAGAAAAATTAGATAAAGCATATGAAGCAGGTATTGACCATATAAACTTTACAGGCCCATACGAAAGTGTTATCTCTATGTTGATTGGTTCAATCTATGGTCGGGAAGGTAGAGATACATTTGATTGGTGGTGTTATGAAAAGAATTTTGGAGAACGAACCGACTTAAAAATGACAGATAAAGATGGAAATGAACTATGCAGAACCATAGAAGAACTACATCAGTATTTAGAAGAAAATAAAGTAAATGATTATTATCTCTCAAAATATAAAATTATGACAGATGAGGAAAGAAAACATTTACTTGATGAATTAATGTCAGACTATGAACAGCCTTAAATATTACTATACCGAATTTACCTATCAGGTAAAATGTATAATAAACTTTTTCAAAAATGTTTGGAGGTTTAGAAAACCACTTTATGAATTTAGGTGGTGGGATTACTATTCTTTATTACAATTTATGCAGATAGCTATTGAACATATGGCGGATAAAACCAAAACTAAAAGTACAGAAGTTGATTCTACCCGCATTCCCAAAGCTGCTAAAATGGAAAGAGCAAGTGAAATCCTAAAAAACCAATTGGATAATTATGTGTATATGGATATGGCTGAAGAAAAATGTGGTGAGTTAATTGATCGTGATGGTGATTTTATTCCACTGGATAGTGATGGCAACTCATTTACTTATGAAGATAATCTAACAGATGAAGAAAGAAAACACAATGGAAAAGTAATTGCATATTCAGCTGAATTGGAAAAAAAGGAATGGGAAGAATTTTGTAATATCATAAAAGATAAGAAAACAGGCCTAAAGAGTTGGTGGGATTAAATTTGGAAATCTCGAAACAATGAAAATATAAAAATATGGATATAAAAGATTTGAACCAAATAACACAATACTTTGTTCAGTATATGGAAGATGAACAACGTGGGCAAATGTTTTTTCACAAGGAAAATGATAATTTTAAGATTATCATAACGCCTGATAAAGAATTATACCAACTTAATACTGATCATGAGATATGGGGTATTGAACTTGATACTATAGATAATCTTAAAATTAGGTTTAAATCTTTCACTGGTGAGAACTTGGAAGATGTTAGTAGCACTTGGGATTAGATTTTTATTACACATAACGTGGGATGATAAACAATCGTTTTAATGTTGTTTATCATTTGTTATATGAATGTGTTGTTTTTGTTTTACCTATTAAAAAAATATAAATTATGAAAGACCGAAAGATTATTAAAATTGAAATACCAAAAGTTATTTGGGATGCTGAAATGTCTATTTTCAATTTTAGACCAATACTTAAAACTTGGATGGAGAGTGTGCAAGATGCTGTGAATAAAACAAGTGAAATATACTCAAAATAAAAATAATATTGCTTATAACTCATTTATCTGTCCAGTTTCCCTTCACCCATACACCAAGAATATGATGTATTTTTGTGGGTAAGATTTGGAAATCTAAAAATTATTTTGTATATTTAAGTATGAAAACAATATTCATTGGAGATATCCATGGCCGTCCAATTTGGAAGGACATTGTAGCAAAAGAAAACGCTGATAGGGTTATCTTTATTGGAGATTACTTTGATAGTTTTAGTATACCAGGTATAGACCAAATACACAACTTTAAGGAAATAGTTGAGTATAAAAAGACAAGTGGTAAAGAAGTTATCCTATTAGTAGGTAATCACGATTTCCATTACATGAATGTTGGTGAAACCTATAGTGGCTTTCAACCTGCTCTTAAATTTGATATAGGAATGGTGCTGAAAGAAAATATGGAACACCTTCAAATGGCATATTCGTTTGATAAATTCCTATGTACTCACGCAGGTGTATCTTCAGTATTTATGAATAGGTGGTTTAAAAACACTTGGAATTGTGATAATTTGGTTGAGAAATTAAATGAAACATTCACCTATAGCCCATTTATTTTTAGATTTAATGGATGGGACCCGTATGGTGATGATGTAGTTCAATCACCAATTTGGATTCGTACACGCTCTTTGTTAATATCAAATAGAAAAAGAGGAAAAGATTCTATAAAAGGTAGGTTCATCCAAATTATAGGCCACACCAACATCAATTCTATTGATATAAAATCAACAGATAAGTCAATGGGAGGTAGATATTATATGATTGATGCTTTACCTTCAAAGGAATATTTAATATACGATGGTGAACTTAAAGTAGGAAAACTATGATGTATGTAACCCCAAATGAAGAAAAAGCACTAAGAGAATGCTATAGAAAATTATACAAAGCATCTACCCCACCAGCCGATTTTGATGAATTGTTAAAAAACGCTACTACAAATGAAAATGGTAAAAAGGTAATTGATTACAATGCTTATGAAATTTGTGAATATGAATTTTCTGAAATTATGAGTGATGTTATTAAACAATATAAAATAAGGTCACATAGGCAGGATTTATTTAAAAACACAATACAGCTTGGATGCTCTCCTAAATTTAAAAAAACTGAAGAAAAATAAGTTATGATAAAATATGCTGATGTAGTTGTAGATTTGCAAGCAGGAGACACAGGTAAAGGTAAAGTTGCTCATTTTTTAGCCCAAAGTAAAGAATACACTCACGTTATTAGATATAATGGGGGTGGAAACGCAGGGCACACTGTTTATCATAATGGTAATAAATTCGTAACTCATTTGGTTCCTGTTGGTGTATTTTATGGAATTAAATCAATTATTGGTTTGGGTTGTGTTGTTAACATCGATAAACTAGTTAAAGAAATTAATGAACTCCAAGAGAATGGAGTCAATGTTAAGGACTACCTATTCATTGATGAGAGAGCACATATTATAACCGACGCTCATATTGAAGAAGATTCAAAGGATACTACTATAGGTACAACCAAAACAGGTAATGGCCCTTGTTATAGAGATAAGTATTATCGTAAAGGTATAAGGGCAAAAGATGTTTCATTTCTTTATCCGATGTTAATCGACACTTACAAAGAGTTTCACGGAAAAGAAGAGTGTACTATTTTATTTGAGGGAGCTCAAGGGTTTGAATTAGATGTTGATTGGGGTGATTATCCTTATGTAACATCATCTCACTGCACAGTTGGTTCTGCTATTATGAATGGTGTTCCTCCACAAAAAGTTAGAAAAATATACGGAACAGCCAAGGCATATAGGACATACGTTGGTGCCAAAGCATTTGAAGGAAAAGATGAAGTGCTTTCTAAAATTAGACAATTAGGGGATGAATATGGTTCCACAACAGGCCGCCCAAGGCAAATAAATTGGATGGATTTGGATTTACTAATTAAGGCTATTAATATAAATGGAGTTACAGATCTTATTATAAATAAGTTAGATATTTTAATGGATTTAGGTATATTTAAATTAATATATAATTCTGAAATTTCATTTAATGATGAAGAACACTTTAAAAAATATATTAAAAATATAATTAAAACCAATTGCCCAACCATCCAAAAAATCAATTTCAGTGTAACTCCTTATAAAATCTAATGAATATTCTCTCTTTAATAATCGCAATCGTAGTAATGTTTATAGCACAAGTACTAACATTCTATCAGCTACAAGGTCCACTTAAAATTGATTGGTTCAAAAACAACTATTGGCTTGTAGTGTTAATGGGGATACCTATTTCAATGCTTTATATGACCTCAGTAAAGCACTTTGTAGAAGCTTATAACGGATTAATTTGGCCAAGTCGAATAATTGGATTCGGAATTGGGGTAATTGTATTTACAATTATGGCTCAATTATTATTTGGTGAACCTTTAACAACTAAAACAATTGCTTGTTTAATTTTGTCTTTAGGAATTATTTTGGTTCAATTATTTTGGAAATAAAAAAAGTCATATTAGTGTAATACACTAGTAATATCCCTCTAATATTTATTAACAGTTAAA